TTAAATACGTTGTGCTTGCGCGCTTTTAATCATTGTTGCGATTTCATTGACCTCGCCGTTACCATCTAACACCGGCTCAACCTGATCTTTTTTAATAACGGTTGTATCTTCCGCTTTACTAAGATTCATCAACGCAGCTTTTGGTGTTTCAGGTTGTTTCTCCAGTTCAGTGACACGCTTTTGCAACGTATCGCGCTCTTGTTCGACTTTAGCCAGATTTGCTTTAGTTAAAGTTAAATCATCATTGACCTTTTTAAGTTCACCTGCGTCCGTTCCTTTCTCGATTTGAGCTTGCGCCGCATCATCTGGAGCACTCGCATCTTCTGGGCTATAGACTTTGATGTTAGAAAGCTTCTCGGCACATTTTTCAATGGTCTGACGAATATCATCCAACTCTGCTTTTGTTGGATTCGATACGATGACTTCGGCCTTTCGTAGATTTTCACACCCTTCGGCCTTACAAATTTCATTAGCGCGTGTAACCATTGTGGCCACTTCTTCTTGAGCCATAGTGCTAAAGATTTCAGCGCCTGATTCAATCCATGCACGGAGTTGCTCAGGGATTGGGCTGTCATCTCCACGCCAGCGAGATTCGTCTTTAACGGAGTAAATGAGCCACATGATGTCTTGTAGTACATTGGCCATCTCCTTTACATCGCCCATGCTCTTAGTTAGCGGATCAATTGCGTTTTCTTCGCCAGCAGATAAACCATCCGCTTTATAACAGGTAATCACGGCGCTTGGGTTTGCTGGGCGGTCTACCAGTGAGATTTCTACCAACTGAATGCCCGTAACAATTGATTTGTTAAGATCATCCCGTTTAGTAACACTTCCACCAATACTGAAACCCTTGTAGACACCAGTTTTAACTTTTTTAATTGCTTCACTATCGACAATGTGAGCTTTTAAAGTGGTGACATTATTGTCATCCACGTTAATTTCTAACGCCGTACCAGCTGCAAGGGGTTGATGCATTTCACGCACTGCACCGAACTTCATATAATCAGGAATAGCTGAACGCATGGCATCAGCTTTCACAATTTCCTTATCGCTGTCTTCATCTTCAGTAGATGCCACACCTTCAACAATGATTGTTCCATCGTCCTGATCTTGAATTTTCTGGATTGCTCCAAAAAGTTTTTTTAATTTCATAAGAAAACCTCAGATGTAAAAAAACCACCGGCTAAGGTGGTTCAGTTAAAGTTAAAAATCATGTCACTACTGGCAATGTGTCACATCGGCAATGAGGATGAAGTGGTGCGTCTTTGAAGTAGCTACCAGCCACAAAAGATTCATTGATAGGAATAATTTTTCCATCCAATTCCTGACATGCATCACAGCAATCTGGTGCGGCCATCCATTCTTTTGACTCAATCCCAGCAGCTTTATAGGCAATCATATTGCCCTGCACGTCTGCTATGGCTGTTTCAGTTCTTGCAATCATTTCCGCACGATCTTCACTAAATGCATGACTATTGCCAATTTCATCGGCTAATTTGTCATTACTCCAGCCTTCCTCTAATGCTTGTGTGATTGTAGCTCTTAGCATTTCCCGAGTTGATTCAGTGATGCTAAATAAAGGGCTTGGATTTTCGACCAAAACACCGTTACGCCAAATCATGCCGACCAGTTCGGCTGCTCGGTCTTCAGCAAACTTAATTGCTTGCTCATTTGCCAGATTAAGCGCCTTTTTCTCAAGCTCTGCATTGATTTGGGTTAAAGCAACCTCTACCCCGTCCAGTGCCAATTGACTTGTTAAATCGCTAATCCATGCAGCTATACCTGACCAAGCCCCAAAACTAAGCCCATCAAGAATATTACTGACATTATCCTTAATACTTTTCCCAAGTTGGTCCTTTGCTGTCACAACCTGTATGGCCACATCCTTGGCTTGTTCCTGAAAGAACTGGTGAATCTGCTGCTTTAGTTGTTCCCGTACTTGCTCCACTTTTTCCCGTTCCCGATCGATTGGAGCCACATACTTTTTTGACTTTGCAAACTTCTCCTTTGCTTCATCAGTTGGCTTGCTTTCATCCACTTGCTGCGGCTGCGGCAATAAAGGCGCTGGGTTCAGTGAAGATCTTAATGCAGGATCCATAGGCTGCATATTAAATCGCTCAGCCCTCACTTCATCAGGATGTAGTACTTTTGCATCTACATAAATTTTATCAATTTCCGCTTGTTCTTTAGGCTTTGCAGCTTCTTCAGTATCCCAACGAAACTCCATATCCAAATAGCCAAAAACCTGCTGGATAATCCGATCCATCAAGGATTTTACCCAAAGCATTAACGGCGCCAATCCTTCGGCTAAAGCTGCTTCCTGTGCTGTTTGGGCCGTTGCTCGGTTCATCTCCTTTACAAACGCCTGAGGGCTAATTGAAAAGGCAAAACAGACAATACGAGCTATCCACTCGTCATACTCGTCTTTCATTGCCTTATCTTTTGTATCAAATGGCGTAACGCCCTGAGGCACAAAGCGCGTCTTACGGCGCTCATGGATATTTCCAGAAAGCAGCGAGTTCCAGTAATCCTCAAAGCGCTTAATCTGTTCAGGCGTCCATTCAGCTGGAACCTGAAAAATTAAGTCTGGTGTACTGCCATCGGTATAAAATCCCAATTGATGAGCTTGACGGCGTAGAGCAATGTTAATTGTCGTGACAATCTGCTCAACTGGTGAGAATCCATATACCTTGTGTGTACGTGGATTACGTGGCAAATAAATCAACTCATCACGGGTGTAATTTACTGCTGGCAAACCTTTTAATATCTGCTGATATGCTGCCTCAGGTGGCAATGGAGTACGGCCGTAAATGTCCAATACTCGTTTAATAGTTGCGCCGTCAATTGGTTCAACTGCATACACTTCACCGCCCCGTGTTCTGCGTGTATAAACTACTGGAGCATCTATAACCAATAGATCCTCAAGCAACATACGCAACCACGCATCCCAAGAGTGCTCCTTATCAGGAAATGCAAAGAAGTTTGTTAATTCCTCACAACGTGCATCATGTACAAGCGCTTCATCTGCATCAGTATTGGGTTTGTCTTTAAGACGAATAACCCAAGGAAGCTTGGCCATCTGATCTTTTCGTGTCTCAATAATGATTCGTAAAAGATCATAGTTATCTGCAAACGCCCTTAAATGGTCATAAGTTAAAGCCTCACCCTGCCGTGGTCTGGTATTGACGTTGAAAGATGTTGCGTAATCAAATTGCCGCCCTGAGGTTTGTTCTTTTGGTGCCACTGGCTCCAAAGGTTGGGAAGGCCCAAACCAAGCGTTACCAATATTTGAAACACCATGAGCAAACATTTGCACCACATCAGCAGCAAGTGACGTTATTTTTCCATTAGATCTAGCCATGATTGCGCTGTATCCTGTTTAGATTGTGATTCTTCTGCAAGTCTTGCCTGTTCCTCCAGATGTTCTAATAAGCCCAAATTACCCTCGTTAAGCTCATTGAATGCATCGGAGCACCCGTCTATCTGGTCATCATGAGTACCGTTAGGGAAATTCCTTAATTCTTCAATTAAGTCATCATTCCAAGCCCCACGTAACATACGCACATTTCCGATATTTACTTGAGCTGCAAAAGGCTGTGCTCTTGTTGCCTTATCGCCCGAAACAGGTTTAGCAACAACGGAATAACCTGATAGTTTTTTAACAAAACTTTTAGCTTGTGACTTGCCTGCCTGACCGGGGTCTTGCGGCAATCTGATTTTGATATTCACCCCATCACGGGATGCAGTATTTTTAATGGTTGTCTCCACCTCATCAGGTCCAAACTGACCACGGACCATATCAGCGATGTACCAATAACCATCTCCACCATCGAAGATTTTAGGCCCTGCCGTATAGTCTCCACCATCAGCAGTAGCGCCTAGATCCCATGCTCGACAACCTTGTTTTGTTGTTGCCGGCAATGCATCAACAACACTAATCATGTGCGGCTTAAAGAAACCACCCGCAGGTGGTGCCGGCAATTGTCGATATTGACCAGCAAAGACATACGGCGCGGCCTGCTCCATTATCTTAAGTCGCTCTATTGAGTGCTTAGCTGGCCATAATGCTGAACCATCAGGCTGAATAGCAGATAAACAAAGGTGCTCCCATACATCACCGTTACCACCAGCAACCGGTACGCCGTCTTTTCTCTTACCTAATAACCATCCGGCCAAATCATCCTCATGCAGACGCTGCATAATGACAATAATCGGGGTATCTGGTGAGTTTGTACGAGACTCAAGGGTATTTTGAAACCATTCAATAACGCCTTCGCGGATTGTTTTAGATGATGCCTCATGTGCTTTGTGTGGGTCATCGATAATGATGCACCCGCCAAAGCCTTCTCGCATCTTCCCCGCACCAAAACCAGTGATGGTACCGCCTGTACCAGTGGCATAGCAGACACCATTTTTAGATGTACGCCAAAAGTCTTTGGCTTTACTATCCTCGCGTAATGCTAAATCTGGAAAAACCTTTTTATAAGCTTCCTCTTGTACAAGGCCCCTAATTTGGAATGCATTATTAGCAGCAAGCATTGCCGAATAACTGATGTGAATAAATTCAGAATCAGGCTTTTTGCCGAAACACCAAGCCATAAAATTAATTACAGCAATTTCTGTTTTAGAGTAGCGAGGTGGAACATTAATAATTAACCGCTTAGTCTCACCATTGTAGACTTTCATTAAAGCCTTACAGATTTCTAAGTGGTGCCAGTTTTGCAACCATTTGTACCCGCGGCGCTCTTTAAACATGTACCTAGTAAAAAAATATAAGTCTTCCTGCGCCTCGATTTGGATTGCTTCATCCCGAGCCGCATTAGTACTCATCTAGTACTTCCCTCCTTGCCTTAAGAAACTCTTCTTTTGTAATCGCTGACTGGACTGTTTCAACTGGCCCGCCGTCCTTACCGGTAATTTCTTGACGATTGGTAAATTGCCCGCCAATGTCCTGAGCTGCCTGTTTGAGAATATTCATACCCGTTTTTAGATTTCGTGTTCTTTCCAAAAACTTTTGGTATTGCCTCAAGCGGTAGTACTTATTTGCAATCGGAATGTTCACCAAGCCAGCATCGAAATCTTTTCTAGTTTTCTCGAAAAGCTCCTTGAATTTTGGGCTTAAATTGCGGCCTTGATATTTAGTTGGGTCATATGCTTGGCACTGGCTTCGGGTAATAACTACATCAAATTCTTGTTTGACGCTCTCCACTACATCCTGAGGGGTATCACGGCAAGCAAGAGACTGAACAATAAAGATTTTCACAGGCTCTTTTAGTGCTGCCATAAATTCAACTCCGTACAACTACGTACAACAAACAAGGCAAAAAAAAGAGCCCTAAGGCTCAGTTAATTACACAGTTACCGCAGCATTTTGAAATATCCCGCTCTGATACAAACGGCGGGTTTTTCGCAACTTCAACAAGACGCTTGACGCTTTCACTTGCGCCCCAGCGTTTCACAACGCCTATGAATTCTTCTACATCGTGACCAGCTAAGAAATGCTTAGGCAGTCCAGTCATATCACTATAGATAATCTCACCATCAGCATCACGCTCTACACCGATGTGATATAGCTCATGCTCAATCAAAGCGCAAAACTCACGATCTGAAGTTTGTTCGCAAAAACTGGCATCGATGGTAATCAAGTAAACAGGTACAAATCCAAACCAGTCTCGCATCTGTTGCTCTTGTCTTGCTTTACGCCATCCACCAACGTTAAACATCACTTTTTCACACTGACCTAGCACCATTTGTTTTTTAACAGTACAAGCTTGTGATGCCCAAGCAAATGCTAGAAATTCTTCATTGTCGTGTAGAAGCTCAGCGATATGGTCATGATCAGGATTATAGAGTTCGGCATCTACAGTGAGATAATTAGCAATCACCCATTCTTTTAAATCAGGCGCTGGCGCTAATCGAATCGCTTCCTCTTCCTCTGCTAGATCTAAAAGGTCAGTAGGTGGGAACGGTCTTATTTGGCTCATTAAATGTATGCCTCTTTAAATTTTTAAGCCATTGATGTGAAAAGCCAGCTTGTATCTGTAATGGACCAGCTTCATTAATTTTAAATCTAGCTGATGATTCCAAACGAACAATGGTAAATCCCATCTTATATGCCGTGTCCTCACGATCTGCATCATGTGAAATTCGTTTTCTTTTTCTGCCTGCCGACCAAGGTCCACCAGCAATTTCAACTAAAATACGATGTTCAATTAAATGAAAATCAAAACGCCAATGCTTTGTTGATTTAAACTGGAATTTCTTTTCGTATTTAATTTCAAGATTGTCTAAAGCTTCAGTAAATTCTTCCTCTGCCTCTAAGTACTTTTGAGTAGCTTTAGGTAGCGGTCTGGATTTAGGCTTGGTTTTAGGTTCTTTTTTCCGAGTTAGCCAAAAATACTCTTTATCGCCCATACCAATAGCCTCTTATAAGAAGCCTTCTAGTTTATTGTTGAGTCGTGCAATTAATTTATTTTGCTTTGCTATGGCTAAAAAAAATCGCTCATCTAAGTGAGCGATCTCTTCTTCTGTTAGGCCTTTGGTTGTGCAACTGCCTGTGTGATTTAGCTCTATTTGGAGCTGTCTAATCTCATGCGTAATTTTTTGAAATTCAGTCATACATACTCCAAAAAGAAAAAGCCCCGCCAATAACTAGTATGTAGCGGGGCCGTTTGCGCCGTAATCCGTCCGGCTAAAAGAGAGGTGTGCTTATAAAACACCCCTCACGAGATTAAAAATCTTATTTGCGTGTATTCCACTGGCGAATAGCATAATTAACAATTGATCTTTCTTCATAAACAGTGTCGTAATGAAAATTTTCATCCCAAGCGATCATCGCCCAAGCACTAGGGCCTTTTGATCCACAATCATGACACCATGTGAAAGCATCCCACGCTATAAAGCCGTCTTCATCTGGTTTTCCATAATGTGAAGAATCCGTACAAATTGAATCAGATCCACAAAATGGGCAATTCAAAGGTTTTTCATCTGGCCGTAATTCTGGTTTTTCTTGGTCAGCATGCCAGGTGTTTTCCATTTTCAATGCTCCAGATACGCAAAAAGCCCACTAAAATTAGTGAGCTTCTATTAAATTTTTCTGGCGATCCATGTATAAAGCGCCCATTTTAGAAATACTTATACTCAACCGTTCTGTTTATGTCAAGCAAGGGTGATTTCTTCTGATTCAAAATGAAACGATCTAGCCAAGCTTGTTCTAATACTGTTTTCCCAATTCTCAATACAACCTTCAGCTATTAACGCATATGGTTCATATCGTTCAGAGTAACCAGACTTAGATACCTTTAAATTTGCGATTGAGATCTTTTCATGCAATGTATATGGACGTTTTCCAGTTCCTTTACACTTTTCACAAAATTTAGAATTATTTGGATGACCCTTTTCGTTATAAAGCTCAAGCTTACCTATACCTTGGCAATGACTACACATCGCTTTAGTGAATAAACGTCCACGTAAAACCACCTCTGCAATTCCTTTTGCAACATTTGTTAAATCACCTTGAGAATTGTTTGGCTTAAAGTTCTTCTTGATCATTTCTTTATGGATCTTACCTGCTAAAACATTTCGAACTCGGAAAAAATCTGCAGAATTAATTTCACCTTTTTTAAATTCAACTTTCCCTGGTATATCTTCAATTCGTTTTTTTACTTCCTTCCCGTTAATAATATTTGTTTCATAGATTTTCTTTGCATCAGTGACAACTGCGATCCTTTCGAAATCAACACGCTCTAAAAGCAACTCAGCCCATTTCTTAGCTTGAACTGGCATCAAAGCTATTTCACCCAACACCACATCTTTTGTTATTTTCCCTTTACCGTTACTCTGAGCTATAGCGAGTCGCAACAATTCTAAAAAATCAAACTTTTCAATTAACATATCTATCTTCCTATACTTCTGTGATGCTGATCCCATGAACTGTGCTCATAAGATGTTTTTTATTGCGATAGCTCGCTAATTTTCTTGTTGCTGCTGACTTCACATCTTCGACAATGTATTCACCTCGGGTGTTGTAGTAAGTGAAATCAGCAAAATAACGTAGTGCAGGTTTTGCCCTTTTCTCTCCCTCAATTTTTGTCTTTGGTGCTAATTCAAATTTAGTATGATGTTCTAATCCAAAGATCTCACCCCTCTGCTGCATAGCTTTAAGCTCGATGTACCGCTTGTGTTCTTTCTTGCTGTCGAATGTCATTCCATCTAGTTCAATCTTCTGCGCATTGAACTTATTGCGTTTAGCTGTCTTAGTCTTATCTGACTGCTTTAAGATTTCACGGCGATATTTTTCGACGCTCATTGATGTCATTTAGATTTATTCTCCGCAACTTTCACGAAGCTATTTTCAAATCCTGTGTACTTGTAACCTCGTTCATCTTTGGCTTGAACAACTAACATTCCAGTTCTTTTGCCTTTCTTAACGAATGAAACTCTTAACTCGCCTTGAGGACTCCAGCCAGCTTGTTTAAATGCATCTACGTCTGGACTAACAAGATCTCCAACACAAAAACTCATCGCCCTACTCCACGTCTACTCAAATCAGCAAGGTTTAAAACCTCACTTTTAAGATCATGTTCAGTGTTGTTGTGAAATGCGTTCAATACCTGGCGAACAACTATCGGTTCGTAGTGTGGACGGCGTTTCATGTTGGCCAACCAAACCAAAAAGAAACGGATGTCTGAATTAGTGAGTTGGATATTCATGCAGCAGCTCCCAAACTCGTTTCCAAACCAACTTGTTTTAAGTAGCTCTCCCACGCTTTAGCCTGTACAGGATCTGATAACTTCACGGCGATTCGAGCTGCTAGTTGTTCGTAACCCTCACCAGGTTCTGCAAACTTGCTAGAGAACTCAGGATGTTTTGAAAGACGTTGTGCAAATAAACCAATTTGTTTTTCAGATAGACCTACTGAATTTTTTCGAGTAGTTTTCGAATTCTCAGTTTTTTGAGACTTGTCGTATTTCGATTTGTTTCTCAGAAGTGAATCAGCAAAGTGATAAATCAAAAGATCATCACATAGATTCTTCTCTGCATTGAATTTCTCAAATGCACCTAGTTCGCGGTTGAACCAAGTTGCTTTGATAATTTCTTCAGGATTGCAATCAGGATCTGCTTGAGCTAATTCATCACGAAGTTTTTTCAAACAAAGCCAACCATTTTTATTTTTAGATTCTATTGATAGATTCTTTGAGAGATTCCGTGTACCAATATTGGTACTCTTTACTGGAAATGTTGGTACTCTTTCAGGGAAATGTTGGAACTGTTCCAATGTTGGTACTGTTTCAGAATCTAAGCCTTGTGTATCAATGCTTTCATCATCTAAGTGTTCCAATGTTGGAACTGTTTGTTCACGACCTTGTACACCAATTAATCGATACACAATTACCTGCTTAGTTCTACCCTTTCTTTCACCTGTATCGAAAATTACTCCGTCCAAAATTAGCTCATCTAAAATCTTAAAAAGGGTTTTCTTATTGATCTGACAATCTTCTGCTAATCGTGCAGAACTTGGATAACAACAATGTTGCTCATCCGCACGATCAGCCATTGAAAGCAGCACTAATTTTTTTAGAGCTGGAGACGAACCACCCTTAGCTTGAGTGAATTTCTTTTTCCAAGCCCACACAGTAGCGTCTAAGCTCATTTATCCCCCTCTTCATTCGCCTGAATGAATGAGCCCAAATAGCGGATCCGCTTAGCTCTATAAAGACTCGATATAATTACGCCAGCATGGTAGAGATTTATGCCATGCACTCCGTACTCATCCACCAGACCTTGCATAAACTCATCACGCGTTACTGCCGCTTGATTTACGTCATGGTTTCGTTTTTTTAAGTTCGCTTTGCGTCCTTCCAACAAATCCGACAAAGTTTTTAAAGCTGGTTCATGCCACGACTGGTAACTTTGCTGACGTTTCTGCTCTTGCAGATTGCCTTTAGCTGTTTGATTTGATAAATTAGTTTGCATATTCATGGGTTCCTAAATTTGTGAATTAAGAAGCCTGATCTTGACCATCAGGCTTTTTTATTGCGTTCTCTCCGAACGGATTGTTTTCTTTGTTCATATAAATCAAAACGTTCTCTGGGTATTCCAGATACCTGTGACATAAGATTCTTGTCATCTTCACAACGCTTCATATCCAGAATGGCTAACCATCTTAAATACTGGCTGTTAGACCAGCCTCGTTCATATGCTTCCCTTGCCACATGCTCAGCTACAGGCTCAGATAAATGTGTCGGCATGCACACCGTCTTTTTTGCACTTGGCTTTTGTTTGGTCATGGTTGTTCCTAAACTGATATTTGTTCATGAGGTCAGTTATGCTATAGACGACTCTGGCTTAGCATTCTCAAGTAGCCATTCAGCCGTAAACTTTCCACCGCTATTAATTGCAAGTATCTGGGCATATTTGGTTTCGCCCGTATATTCAGTTCTTGGTAATACCCCTCGTTTTTCCATCTTGCTCATGGCCATGTATGTACGGTTTAGTAACGCTGCTGCTTTAGATCGACCACCAACAGCATCAAAAGCATATTTAATGGGATTCAAAGTTAAATCTCCCTTTTAATTGATTTCACCAAAATTAAATCATAGGTTTAATTTTAATACAATCCATGATTGCTTCTATTTTTTTAAATTTCCAATAGAATTTTAAACCAAAGGTTTATTTTATTAATGATTATGGAATCTATAGCTGAACGCATCCAAGCAGCACTTGATTATGCAAATCTAAAATGGTCAGCAGCATCTCTCAAATTGGGACTATCAGCTCAAGCTGCATCTAACTGGAAAAAGGGGAAAATTGGTAAGGAAACCCTGAAAGAGCTAGCGGCTTTAACTGGAGTAAGTGCCGGATGGTTGCTAGATGGTTCTGGATCAATGATCGAGTTGGCTGACAATCCTGAGAATGCTGATGCATATAGGCCAGTTATGGCATGGGAAGCACCGGATGACCTCGATCCTAATTCTTTTATGATTATTCCGCATGTAGACGTCAAGTTTTCCGCAGGTAATGGCCGACTGGTTGAATTTGAGCCAACAACCAGGATGACGGGATGCGCACAACGCATGGAGTGGTTTCATAAGAAAAAAGTTTCACCTAAAAATCTTGTAGAAGTGGATGTTGATGGTGACAGTATGGAACCAAGGATACCAAGCGGCAGCGTTGTAATTATCGACAAGTCTGTTAATAGACTAGAGCAAGTTCAGAACAGAAAGGTGTATGCAATCAGGTATGGTGATGAACTAAAAATCAAAAGATTATCTCGTAGATATGACGGAGCCTTGATTATTGATAGTGATAATCCTAGCTATGAAAGAGAGATCGTTGAGCCGCAAGACTTGGAGCATATTGGCATCATTGGTAAATATGTTTCTCATTCTTATGATGGTGAAATTTAGGCGAGCTAAGTAATTAATTTTTAAAGAAAAGAGGGTATTATGATCGCAACACTTAATAAATCCAAAACTGCGCTAACGATTAATCGCCAAGAGTTCAAATTAGCATTAGGTAAAATTGGCGAAGGTATTGAAAAACAAATAGCCTCACTTAAAAAAGCCAAGCAAAGTTATGACGCTACTGAAATGGCATGTGAGGTCATTAATGAAGCAAATATCTTTGAGGCTATAATCGAAGGATTTAATGAAGCTGAAGGTACTAATTTAAAACTATCAGATATAAGTAATTTGGAGCAAGCGCAAGGCTGGGTTGATGATTTTCTAGAAAAGTACAGCACTTGAAAAGGTAAATAAGAAGAAGTTGATGAGGTAAGATTCGTAATGAATAAAAAATATATGCCACCAGAACTTTACGAATACAGGCATCTAACAAGCACTGAACAAATGGCAATTCATCAGATGCTTATTTCTTATGTTCGTGAAGATCACCGCTTCAATATCATCATGATGGGGGCTGCGGAGCCTTACAACTTAGTAAAGATAATCAGTGTGAATTTTGAAAATGAAGCTGCAGGTATATGGATTCACTTCGAAACTATTGTTGGTGAAAAGCTGGCCTTGCCTATTGATTTCATTTCAAGAATTGAGTTTTCAGGGCAGCAGGAAATTTAATAAAAAAGATTAGTTTAGGGTTGGAGGAATATTAGGAAATGAAGTGGAATCCACAATATGCAAAAAATTGAAGTTAACTCCCGTAATATCAGCCATGTTCTTTATCAACACTTCTTGTTGACGGTAGTGCTTAGAACAGGTGAAAGGTTTATTTACAGACTTCTTGAAGCAACCACATTCAAAGAGTTTGTTGATTCAGAAGATAAAGATAAATTTTATAGAAGTCATATTGAGGCTAATAAAGAATTTAAGCGGATTCAGCTTTTTGTTTAATTGAAACCGTGACCCGACACAGTGCTTTAAACCATATCGGTAGAGAATATATGTATAAGATACCTAAAGTAGTTATTCCTGATTCCGCTAAAAAATATAGGCCTCCCAAAGTTAAATTAACGCTAGAAGAAATCAAGCAACTTTCAGATGACGAGTTAATGATGCTTTTAAGCGGTGAAGGCCGAAGCGGAATTATCCCAGCACCACTTCTACAAGCTATAAGCTATGAATTGACATCAAGACAGATTAAAAAATCCAGCAAACCGCATTGGACTGCTTATGTTGGGGTGCTGCTGGCCTTAATTGCTGCAGTCACTGGTGTTGTTGCAATACTAAAATGAGAGTAACGATAACAGAGCACATTGAGATAAAACTAAGCACAAAATTTACTATACGTTTGTTTTTGATTTTCATGACATATCCACCAGTAGCACCCTCTTAACAAGTAAAGCAATTGAGGTGATTAGAGGTATTAAGCTAATTAACAGACCAGCTCTCGTCAACTTTATTTCACACATAAGAACTCTCTTTAAAATGTGAACCAAATGGCAATATTCACAAGTATTGTTACCATGCTAATAAACATTTGCATATTTAGTATCTGATCTAATTTCATAAAAATACCTTTGTCAGGTTAAATCAGCGACCAACCCACCACCACGGTGGGTTTTCTTTTGTCTATTAAATCTAAAATTTAAAATAAATTCAATCTTAGGTTTAAATATCTATTGCATCAAAATTAAATCTAAGGTTTAATAATTTTCACCAGATAACAAAAAAAGCACACCGCCCCTCCCCAGGTCCGATGTGCTTTGCTATATGCGAGATCAATTATGAACGTAAAAGCTACCCCTTTCAACTCATTTGCATTTGTCAGCATGGCTGCTCTTGCAATCTCTGGTGGTTCTTTAGTTGCTTGCCAATTGCAACCAGCTTTCCAAACAAAAGACGCACCTACTCTTTTTACACCTAAAACTCAACCAAGTACTTACAGCGTGTTAACCGCAAAAATCACAGGTAAGCATTCTGGAGTTGCTGTAATTAAATTAGATAGCTTCCGTTTAAACGTTAGCTTTGATTTTGAAGCTCATCCAGACAGCTACGGCGTTCCGGGTTCTGAATTCACCACTGTTGATATTACCCAACTCACAGTAAATGAAATCACTGACATTAATGGTAAGTCATATAACGATTTCACCGAATTTGAAGACATCCGCAACATCAATAGCCTTCTAAAAGGCTTCATCGAACGTAACAAGTTGGTGGAGGCAGCCTAATGAAAGATTACAACTGCCCTACTTGCAAGAAGATGATTCCTGTTGACCGTTCAAAAATCAAAGCTGGTGATGAGGTTTCATTTTGCAGAGTAACCCAATCTTCTAAATCTGCTCATTTTTCTTCAAGAGAAGGAGTTGTCGATTGCCGTGAAGGTGATGTGGTTTTAGTTAAATATCGCAAAGAAATTATTCCTTTAAATATTAAGGACGTCTCACCTGTAGATGCTCCTAGCCCGCTTACCTATGCCTTTGTAGGTACATGCGAATGTAAGGAGGCTTAATCATGCAAAAAGTTAAGCATCATCCAGACGGCTACAAGTCTTATTTAGGCCGTGACAATACAGGTATTTATTCAGTCCGTATTGGCTGGCAAGTATTTGCGTCAAATGCAAACGGCACAGTGCTCTACAAAATCATTAAAGGAGTTAAGACGCCTTTAGATGTAGCAAATTTCCAAAAGGAATATCCGAACGTTTGGGAAGTACTCACCCAAGAAATCCGCTTCCAGCGTTCTAAGCAATTAGCTAAAGATCTAGGCGACTCACACATCCCTTCACCTGACCGTAAAGCTTACAAGCAAAAACGCGGTTTCACTGGTAGTCGATAGGAGCAAAAATGTTATGGCTTTAAATATTATTCGTCCTTCTCAGCCTATCTTGGTAAATGCCATTAAAGTTTACTTCTATGGCGACCCAGGTATGCATAAAACTACCTTGGGTATGACTGCTGATAAACCTCTTATTATCGATGCTGACAAAGGTGCCTACCGTACTGGGGCAAATCGCCGTGGTGATGTGGTAGTAGCTGAAACATGGCTTGATATAGCAAATATCACAGAGAACGACCTTGCTCCATACAATACAGTTGTTTTCGATACTATCGGCCGTGTCCTTGATTTGATTAAAGCTCACCTAGCCAGCAATCAAAAAAACACTAAAAGTGATGGTTCTTTAAAGCTGAACGTTCAAGGTGTTGCCAACAACATGTTTAGTTTATTCGTCAATAAACTAATTGGATTTGGCAAAGATGTCATTTTCATTGCTCATGCTACTGAAGATAAAAACGATACTTTGACTTTGGTTCGTCCAGATCTAGGCGGCAAAAACCGTCAAGAGATTTACCGCCTAGCTGATGCTATGGCCTATCTTGCAGAAGAAACTGATGCAAAAGGTAATACCAACAAAGTACTTAAGTTCAAAGGCGGCGAAGGTTTTCATACTAAAGATTCTGGAGCTCTAGGAAACATTATTGTTCCTGATCTTCGCAAACCCGAGAACGCTAACTTTATGGCTAATTTAATCCAGCGTACTAAGGACCATTTAAACACCCTGACCCCTGAGCAGCAGGCAACTATGAAATTGCAGCAAGAATGGGAGCAATGGAATAAAGCATGTGAAGAGGCGCACTACCCTTCTGATTTCAATGCATTGCTAGAAACATTAGATCAAAACCATCCACATATTAAAAACATGTGGGAATGCATGAAGCACTACGCAACTAACCTTGGATTTACATACAACAAAGAAAAAAGGAAGTGGCTGGAGCTGGAAGTATTACCTTCAACCATTTCGGAAGAACAGCGTGACGAACTTCAGAACTTTATTGCTGAACGTGGCCTCGATGTAAAAACAGTGTGTGAACACCTCGGCATTGATGCCCTTACTCAAATTGAAGCGGCACAGCTAGAAAAAGTTAAACAAGAAATTGAACAACTTGCAAAACAGGAAATCTCTGCATGAGTGCAATCATTTTAGATACTGAAACTAACACTTTAAACGGCTATCCAATTGAGATAGCCCATGTACCAACTTACTTTGAAAATGGTGTGTTGGTTGTCAATAAAGATGCCTGTTTTGACGAGTACTTTTCTTGTCCAGATAAAATTGAATATGGTGCTATGGCTGTACATCACATTTTAGAAAGTGACATAGCAGACAAACCAAGCTATGAAACTTTCCGTGTTCCTGAATGTGATTACATTATTGGCCACAATATTGACTATGACATTCAAGCTATTCGATTGGCTCATAAAGAATTCAAAGCGAAGGCTATTTGTACACTTGCCCTTTCAAGAATGGTTTGGCCTGAAGAAGCTCACAACATTTCAGCATTGGTTTACATGCTGACTAAAGGTAGTGAAAAAGCCCGTCAAAGCATTCGCAATGCCCACAATGCTAAGCAAGACGTATTTTTAACAGGATTTGTATTAACCCATATTTGTAAGAATCTCGGCCTTAAAGATATGCAATCGCTCTACCTCGCATCTGAACATGCCCGAGTTCCGACCGTCATGCCTTTTGGAAAATACAAAGGGACAAAAATTAAAGATCTACCTGCTGATTATGTTGCTTGGCTGTTAAGACAAGACGACATAGATAAATACGTACTCAAGGCATTACAAGGATAAGAACATGACAAATTTAATTTCAGCTCAAGAAGCATTTAACGCATTGCAAAACGGCAAAGAAGTATTATGCAGCAAGTTATTTGAAAACGATTTCAAAACTCTTGAAAGCTACCCAGCCACTATTTTTGTTATGCCGGGTTATGAATTTTGCATCAAACCTGAATTAATGGAATTGTCAGGTATTCAGTTTACAAAACCTTTAACACCGCATGACGTAGAAGATAATCAAGAGATCTTTATCGTTATGCCTATGCAGATTTTAAGAACCAAATTTGATGCAGAAAATAGCGAAATTCTCTGCAGTGTAATGAATGGCTTTGCTCAGGCTGATGCTGAAAACGCCACTCTACAACTTAAAGCTATAGGCGCTACATTTGGTCAAGTAATTGGTGAAGTTGAAATTAAAGATGGTTTCAATGATAAGCCTAAAAAACCTCGCGGCAAGAAAGAACCTCAGGTCAAAGCAGAACAGTCACAAGTTAAAGAAAAGCCTAGTGAAGTTATTTCTGCAGAAACTCAGCCAGCGATAGTTATTACCGAACAAACAAATGTCACCACATCTGAGGATCTGTTAGTTCCAGAAACTTCTGATCCAGATATAAAGCCGAATGTTAATGCTCAATTTGAAATTTTGCTGGATGCTATTCGCATTTGCCAATCTGAAAAAGAATTGGACTCAACTTGTGCAAATCTTGAAAAAGAAGGCTTTTCACCTGAGCAAATCAAATCGATTGATGATGCTAAACAAAATCGCCTGACTGAGCTTGACGCACAAGAAATTGATGATGTAGCTACCACTTTAATGCCTGAAAACTTTGAATCTTTAGTTCAAAGCATTCAAAACGCTCATACCCCTGAAGAAGTAAATAGTGTTGTCCGTTACACATCAAAATGGACTGAAGAACAACGCAAGCCACTATTAAATGAGATGCATAAACGCCTTTCTGAGTTAAATCAAACTAAACAGCAAGATGATGGGCTATCTCCTTTAATTGTTCGCCTTCAATATGCACCAGATTTAAACACCCTAGAGGAATTAGAGCGTGAAATTCCGTCACGCCATCCAGATGTTCATAAGACTTTGTGGAACATGGCCAAAAAGCGCCGTGGTGAACTCAACGCAGCTTCCACCCCCTCTTTAGATCCGGATTATCTGTTAGGAGACAACTTCTAATATGAAAGACCAATTCAAGAAAGTGAATAACAAGCACTTACTTGGTTTTACTAATTACTTGCACTTGCTGGGCTTTGTAATAGTCCAGCAAGGTGTAAACCAAGCGATGCTTTTAACGAAACATTATGCAGTGCCTGTAGCTTGGCGCCGCATAACTATCGACTACAACAACCGTTTAAATAAACCCGCCCAGCAGCTTTATAAAGAGTTTGTTGAGTGGACTAAAGAAGAATATTTGAGGGCTTAAAAATGGATATTGAATTATATAAATCAGTTGTAGATTTCGTTAGGAATCATAACAAAGCTAGCACGTCACATATTCAACGTGCATTTAACCTCAGTTATAACCGTGCCGTTCCACTCATGGATAAATTAGAAGAAGACTATGTAATTAGCCCAATGTCAGCAAATGGCAAACGTGAAGTTTATCCAGAAATTGTGGCTGAGCTCCAGCATCAAATTAAAGTTCTAACTGCCGATTTAAAAGAGTCACAAAGTGATTTTGCTTATGCATATAAATCTGTTACTAGCTGGACTGAACGAGCATATAAACAACGTGAAAAAGTTGAATTAATTAAGAATGAGGTTGAGCGATTCCAGCAATCAGGATCCCCTTTAGACCTAAATCAATTCTTAAGTAATTTAATTGAATTGGCCACATTTAAAAATGATCATGAACTTACGGATCATTTATTAGTACCAGCTCAAAAATTCTTTACCCATGATTTTAATGGTGATGGCTTTAAATATCACGATTCATTAGAAGAAGCTCAGAAAGAAGCAGAAGTTAATCTCGACTATTACAGAGATAGAGTTGCAGACGGTTTTCATGTGGAAAGTGAAGGTGAATTTTTCGAACTTTGCTACGGCGTGGTTATCGCATCAGCTGGGTATACAGTTGATGAAGTTGTTACCGAAGAACACCACAAAAAAGATGAGTTTACAAAATATGAAGTGGGAACGGAAATTTTAAGCCTTCACTTTAATAAATGTAATAGTGAATCGGGAGCTGAGGGATGACTTATCAAATCCAACCAACTGAAGTACCAAAAGATCTTTCAGGGTGCTGGTTTCATCCTGATGTTGAACTGCATGACACTATTGGAGAGCACGCTGAGTTTTATACAAAAGAACAATGGGCACAACTGCAAAAGAATCTTGGTGTTTCAATCCTAATCGAACGTTTTGATTATATTGAAATCGAGGAAATTCCCGATGAAGACTGCGGTGATTGGTCTAAATGGAAACCACAAGCACCAGAACAAAACTTGTTTTTAATAGCGGCTTTTGATTCTGAAGATGGGCCTATTCTTTGGTGGGCAAATCCAAACGTAGAATATAAGGAGGCGAATTAA